CATTACACTTGGTGCAAGTGGCGATACCATTACTCTTGCATGCGGTGCAAGTCAAACAGGATTCGGTAGAACAGGAACAGTAGACTGGGATACCACAGCAAAGACAGCTAGTTTTACTGCTGTAAGTGGAAATGGTTATTTTGTAAATACAACAAGTGGTGCAATAACAGTTACATTACCTGCTGGATCAGCAGGAGATATAGTTTCATTAGCTGATTACGGAAACACTTGGCAAACAAACAATGTTACAGTTACACCAAATGGAACAGATAAAATTGGTGGAACAAATGCAGATGCAACTTTATTAACTCAAGGTCAATCTGTTACTTTTGTATATACAGATTCAACAAGAGGTTGGATTAATACTATGGATTCAACTTCTAATGTTAGAGGTAATGCTTTTATTAACGCTTCAGGTGGAACAATTACTACTTGTGGTAATTGCAAAATTCATACCTTTACAGGTCCAGGAACATTTTGTGTTTCTGCAGTTGCACTTTGTTCTGCAAACAATGAAGTTTCATACATAGTAGTAGCTGGAGGTGCATCAGGTGGAACTGGAAACCCATCAAGTTCAGTAAATTTAGGTGGAGGAGGTGGTGCAGGTGGTTTCAGAGAATATAAATCTCCAGTAACACCTTATACAGCTAGTCCTTTAAATGGAGCAAGTCCTATTACAGTAACAGCAACAGCTTTTCCAATTACAGTGGGTGGTGGAGGTGCTTCAAACCCACCAACAGGATCAAATGGTTCTGCTGGTTCTAATTCTGTTTTTAGCACAATTACATCTGCTGGAGGTGGAGGCGGTGGTGGAACTCAAAATGGTCTTAATGGTGGAAACGGAGGTGGAGGTGGATCTGCCTTATCTACAACTAGATGTGGAGGAAGTGGAAATACTCCTCCAGTAAGTCCAGCTCAAGGAAATAATGGTGGTTCAGGTAATCATAGTCCAGGTTCAGCAAAAGCTGGAGGTGGGGGTGGTGCAGGTGCCGTTGGAAATAATGGTACAGGTGGTCCACCGAATACTTTACCACAATATGGTTTTGGTGGAGCAGGTGTTACAACTTGTATTTCAGGAACTCCAACAGCTTATGCTGGAGGTGGAGCAGGTTCAACTAATAATACTATTCCATTTGGTCCAGGAGGAGATGCTTCTATTGCAGGTGGAGTTGGTGGTGGTGGCAATGGCGCACATGAGGGAAACTGTGGTACATGTGCAACCGCTGGAACAACTAATACTGGTGGCGGTGGTGGTGGAGGTGGTGCAAAAGAGATCACACCAAATCAAGTTGGTGGTGCAGGTGGTAGCGGAATCGTAATAATAAGGTATAAATATCAATAGGTAAATTATGAGTGAAGTAAAAGTAAATAAAATTAGTCCAAGAACAAATTGTGGTACAGTAACTGTTGGAGATTCTGGTGATTCAGTATCAGTTACAGCAGGTGTTCCAGTAACAGTTAATGGAGATTTAAAATCAAATGCATTAAAAGCAGTTGATGGTGGAAGTATTATTAGTCAATGTGGAACAAATATTACTTTAGGTGCTTCAGGAGATACAATCAATTTAGCAGCTGGTGCATCACAAACAGGTTTTGGTCGTACAGGTACAGTGGATTGGGATACGACTGCAAAGACAGCTTCATTTACAGCAGTGAGTGGTAATGGTTATTTTGTTAATACAACAAGTGGAGCAGTTACAGTTACTTTACCAGCAACACCTTCAGCTGGAGATATAATTGCTGTAGCAGATTATGCTAACACTTTTGGAATAAATAATTTAACTGTTGCAAATAATTCAGAACCTATAAATGGTATATCACAAGATTATACAGCAGATAGTAGTGGTATATCACTTACATTTGTTTATGTAGATGGAACAAGAGGATGGAAAAATGTAAATGATGGAACTACAAATGCTACAGGAGTAAGTAATTATGTAATAGCTACTGGTGGTACAGTTACAACTTGTGGTGATTGGAAAATTCATACATTTACATCACCAGGTACATTTTGTGTTGTATCAGCAGGAACTCCTGGTGGTTCTAACACAGCAGATTATCTTGTAGTAGCAGGTGGTGGTGGAGGTGGTGCACCTCCAGGATTATATTCAGGTGGTGGTGGAGCAGGAGGTTTTAGAGAATCTTCTCCTGCACCAGGAACTGATTGGACAGATTCACCTTTAGGAAATCCAGGTGGAGCTTTACCTGTTGCTGTTCAGGGTTATCCAATTACAGTTGGCGGCGGTGGTGCAGTTCAAACATCAGGATCAAATTCTATATTTTCAACTATTACATCAGCAGGGGGAGGAAATGGAGGTCGTAATTATCCTTCAACTGTTGCAGCAGGTTCAGGAGGATCTGGTGGCGGTTTTGGACAATCTCCTCCAAATTCTGGTTCAGCAGGAAGTGGAAACGTACCTCCTGTTAGTCCACCACAAGGAAATCCTGGTGGTGCTAGATATGTAGGTGGTGGCGGAGGCGGCGGTGCTACTGGAGCAGGTATTGGTGGAGGATCACCAACAGTAGATGGTGGAAATGGTGGTAATGGAGCAGGTACAGGTATAAATCCTTCTACTTGTGTAGGAACACCAGGACCAAGTGCACCTTTAAGATATTTTGCTGGTGGTGGTGGTGGATCTGCTTGGAAAAGAAATGGTGGAACTGGTGGATACGGTGGTGGAGGTGATGGTTCAAGTGGTGGAACTTGCATTCCAGCACCTACTTGGGCTCCTCAACAAGCTGGTACAGCTAACACTGGTGGTGGCGGAGGATCAGGTGGTTCTGATTCAGGTTCTGGACCATCTGCAAGTTCTGCTGGTGGATCAGGTATAGTAATAATAAGATATAAATTTCAAAATTAATATGTATTTACATAAATTTAAAATTAATATATAAGGAGAAACATTATGGCACATTTTGCAAAACTAGGAGCAAACGGAAAAGTTATTCAAGTATTAACCTTGAATAATTCTGATATGTTAAATGCTGATGGAGTAGAAGACGAAGCAGTAGGTCAACAATATTTAGAACAACACAATAATTGGCCTGCACAAATGTGGATTCAAACTTCATACAATACAGTAGGTGGACAACATAAAAACGGTGGAACTCCATTTAGAGGAAACTATGCAGGTATAGGTTATACTTGGGATGAAGATAATGAAATTTTCTGGCCTAAAAAACCATATGCTTCATGGGTAAAACATAATGCAACTGCATCTTGGAAATCACCTTTAGGTGATGCACCAGCGTTAACTGCAGAACAAACTTCACAAAACGAAGCTAACACTCATAACTGGGTTTACAACTGGGATGAGGATGCTTATCAAGCAGATAATACAGCTGGCTGGACATTGACAAATACTTTAGCATAATATATATCTGGTGGTGGTATGCAAAAGAAAGTTTTAACAGAGCAAGCTTTATACTTCGGTGATGTTTCAATGCCTAAAGGTTTTGAGATAGATCGAGATAAATTATCAGGCGACATTTTACAATCTACATTTACGGATTCAGAGTTTCCATTTTCAAGAACTTGGGATATGTTGAATACATATATGCGTGAGCATGTAAATTTAGAATATGGTTTTCAACTTGTGAATAAAAGAACTTGGGGTGATATGTATAAACCCAATCAACAGACAGAACCATTACTTAATATTGATCCAGTCGACTTAAGAAACTCACCTGATTACACTTTACTCTATGGTGTTAAAACTAATAACTGTTTTGTGAGAATTTTTTATGATGATAATAGAAGAAAAGGAAGAAGTTGGGATATAGAATTAAAAGATAATATGTTTATTATGTTTCCATCTACGAATATGTATTACATAAACAACAGACAGAAAGATAGTTTGAATTTTGTTCAAACAATAACTTATGAATATATCTAATTATTATTGGTATTTTACTTCAGCAATACCACCTAAAATTTGTGATGATATAATTAAATATGGTTTATCACAAGCAGAAACTATGGCGAGAACTGGTGGATATGGTGATAGAGAACTTACTAAAGAAGAAATTAGAGATATGAAAAGAAAAAGAAATTCAGATTTAGTATGGCTC